GGTTGCGTGCAGGATGGCCGCGTCGTTGTTGTGAAAGGCGAGCCTTACAGTCCGCCAAGTAAAGGGATTGAGGAAGCGTTACTCGCCGAAGGGCGTATCGCTCCGCTCAAGGACCCCCGAGCCCAAGAACTGCTGCGCCAGAAATCGGGCGTTGCCAATGAGGACGACGACAGCGGCGGTGAGTGATGGGTTTTCGCGAATTAAGCGACGACATGGACGCCCTGGTGTTGGATGGCTTGGGCGACATGGCAACGGTCGGCGGTCGAGAGATCGCCGGTTTCTTTTCCGCGCCATGGCTGCAGCCGCGCATGGGGCGGATCAACACAGCATTGCGCGAGCCGCAATTTGAGATTCGCGTCGTCGATGCGGCGGGTGTTGAGCCGGGGCAACTGGTCGTTGTCGATCTGGCAAAGCAGGACGGGGGAGGCCCGTACGATCTGGTCAAGCTGGAGCCAGATGGTTCAGGCTGGGTGGCATTGCTTTTGAGGGCTAAAGCATGAGCGTCGGCAGCTATTTCAAACCCTCAGCCAGTGGCGGGATGATCTCGCTGCAAACCTCGGCGGCAGACTTGAAAGCCTTTCAGGACTTTGCCGCCCTGGTGCCGAAAGCAGCATCCAATGCCCAGCGTCGCACGATCAATAAAACCTTGCGCTGGCTTGCCACCCACATCGCTCGCGCCGTCGGCCGGCAGGAACGCATTGCGGTCGCTGCCGTACGGCAACGATTGCGAGCCTACCCGGTGAGTGGCGGTGCCAACAGCGGCAAGTTGTGGTTCGGTCTCAATGCAATAGAAGCCAGCCGCATAGGCCGGGCACGGCAAACCCGATCCGGTGTGTCAGTCGCGGGGCGACGCTTCCAGGGCGCGTTCCACAAGCGAGTCTATGGGAGCAGCGCAGATGTCTGGATCCGCGTCGGCAGCAAGCATTTCAAATCTTCGGATTACCCCGATAGCGATGTCAGTGCAGACGGCGGCGCGAGTTCGGGCTGGATTGCCGAACATGACAACCGCTTCCCGCTGGCCAAGGCCAAGGTGTCGCTGGAGCAAGCCCGACCGCACTTCGATAGCTGGGTGCGTACAGCAGACGAACACCTCGTGCATGTCCTGCAGCAGGAACTCAATTTTGAAGTGCAGAAGTACTTGAAGGGGAAATGACGTGATGGATTCAGTCGACGAACCATTCAGTCTTGAGCAGCTGTATCGAGCCATCGAACGAAATCTTCATGATCATTTGCCGGGCGTTCAGACGGTCGCGGTCTGGCCCAACATTGATGATCGCATCGCCTTGCCGGCGGTGCTGGTGGAACTGGCAGAAATGGAGCCGGGCGTTGATCCGGGGACGGGAGAAACTTGCTTGGCCTGCAAGTTTGAGGCGCGGGTGATCACCGATCCGATCCAGCCCGATCATCATCAGCAAGCAGTGTTCTTGGCGGGTCAGTTGGCCGTTCTACTACGGGCGCAGTCTTGGGGCGTAGAGGTCGAGCCAGCCGAGTTCGTTCAGGCCATGCAGGACTGGACCAAACCCGAACTGGACGGCTACACGGTCTGGGTCGTGGAATGGACACAGCAGATCTACCTCGGTGAAACCTGCTGGCCTTGGCCGGATCAGCCACCGGGGACGTTGGTGTTTGATGTTGAACCTGGTGACGGCCCATTCAGGCCCGAGGATCTGCCATGAGTTATGCCAGCGCCCAGCATGACCGCATGATCGCGGGGGCGGTAAAGGCTTGCTACGTGGTCGCGGTGGATCTGTCCGCTTCGCCGCCGGTATGTCGCGTGTCGGACGGCAGTGAATGGGTCAGCGCATGGGTGCGCTGGCACAGCATCGCCGCAGGCAAGGCCAGGCACTGGCGGGCACCGTCTTTGGGCGAGCAGGGCAGTTTGATCAGTCCCAGCGGTGACGTGTCGCAAGGCACGTTTGTCCCGGGCCTGTATGGCAATGCCGGACCGCCGCCAGATAACCGCGACCATGTCGAGGTTTGGCGTTTTGATGATGGCGGCTCGCTGATCTACGACTGGCAGGCCAAGAGCTACAGCATCACCCTGCCGAGCGGTACGGTCACCATCAAAGTGGCCAGCACCGAAGCGGTTGTAACCGATGCCGTCGTGAGCGTGACCACCGGCAACATCAACCTGAAAGCGGCGGTGATGATCGAAGGTGCGCTACACGTTACCAAGGGCATCACCAGCGCCGGCGCGATCATTGACGCCACTGGCAACAGTAATCACCACACGCATTAATGCATTCACGACAGCCCGCCCAGTGCGGGCTTTTTCATGCCTGGAGAAATACATGGCCAAGATCGATACGACGGTCACCGAGTTGCAAGCGTCCTCGGAACCGGCAATTGCATCCTCACCGTTCTCGTCGCCCGAACTCTTGAAATACCGCGACAAGCTCTACACGTCGCGATTGTTGATCGTTCCCGGCACTGACCGTTCCTATCCGGTCGACAAGGCGACGGTCGTGGTGCCGGCCTCCGACATCGAAGCTGTCAAGTTCCTGAAAGCCAGCGACGAATACGAGCCTTTCAAGGAGTGACATTGATGATCGGAATGGATCGCCTCACCGGCCTACCCATATCCGGCATCGAGCACCTGCGGCAATCCATCGCCGACATCTTGAGCACGCCGCTGGGCAGTCGCCGGCATCGTATGGAATACGGCAGCAAGCTCCGGCGGTTTGTCGATTTACCCATCAACGAAGGCTGGAAAAGCGCCGTACAGGCTGAGGTCGCCCGCGCCTTGGGGCGCTGGGAGCCACGTTTGAAGCTCGACCAGGTGCGGGTCATTTCCGTCATTGGCGGGCAAATCAATTTGCAAATCGTCGGGAAGTACCTGGGCGACAGCGTCACGTTGGAGGTGGCCGTATGAGTACCGTAGATCTGTCTTCGCTGCCAGCCCCGACCGTGCTGGAGCCTCTGGACTTCGAAGAGGTTTATCAGGACGGGCTGAGCGTGTTTCGCGGGTACATGGGCGGCAACTGGACGGCCGCGCTGGAAAGCGACCCAGTGGTCAAAGTGCTTGAGGTCGGGGCTTACAACAAGGTCGGTAACCGCGCCCGAGTCAATGACGCAGGCAAGGCGCTTTTACTGGCGCACGCCATTCGCGGCGACCTCGACCACTTGGGAGCCAACGTCAATCTGAAGCGCTTGGTCATTCAGCCCGAGGATCTGCTGGCAGTGCCACCAGTGCCCAAGGTCATGGAAGACGACGACCCGTTTCGCGAGCGCATCCAGTTGGCCTATGAGGGCTTGACCACGGCCGGCCCGCGTAACAGCTACATCCTGCATGCACGCAATGCCTCGGGGTTGGTGGCAGATGCCACGGCCGAGAGCCCGAAGCCCTGTTACGTCACGGTCACGGTGCTGGGGTTGGAAGGGGAAGGCGAAGCGCCGCCGGAGCTGCTGGCGACTGTGGCCGCTGCTCTGAATGACGATGACGTCCGTCCGGTTGGTGATCGCGTGACTGTGCAGAGCGCAGAGGTGATCCGTTACGAGATTGACGCCATCTTGCACATGGCCAGCGTTGGTCCGGAAGCGGATGCCAGTTTGGCCGAGGCCAAAAACCGCTTGGCAGGCTGGATCAATCCACGCAAACGCTTGGGCGTCGAAGTCGCCCGCTCTGCGGTTGACGCTCAGTTGCACGTTGCCGGCGTTGCCCGGGTTGAGTTGGTCGGGTGGCAGGATCTGGCCCCGACCAAGGCGCAAGCGGCTTTCTGTACGCGGTACAACGTGAGGCTGGCGGGCTGATATGAAAAGTTTACTGCCGCTCAACAGCACGCAACTGGAGCGGGCCATGGAAGCCGCGTTCTTTGAAAAGACGATTGTTCCTCTGCGCGACCTTTACAACGCTGATAGCTGTCCGGTGCATTTACTGCCGCACCTGGCATGGGCGTGGTCGGTGGATCGCTGGGATTACCGGTGGAGCGAAGCGACCAAGCGCGCGGCCATCAAGGCGTCGTACTACATCCATAAACACAAGGGCACCATCGGCGCGCTGCGCCGCGTGGTCGAGCCGCTGGGCTATCTGATCGAGATTGTCGAGTGGTTCCAGACCGT